CATTATAAATGTAGAGATTGTATTCACTTAAAGTTTTCCAACCACCTTTGAAGTTGAATCCTTTTTTAACCATCCAAATATCAGCAGGATTCCACTTGTCATCGCCTGTGATACCACTCTCTTTTCTAAATCTTCCAAACTCAGCGTAGACTTGGCCCACTAGTCTTCCACCACGATAGAAGGTAAACTTCTGTGATGCATTGTCTGGCACATCTCTGAATATCTGGTTAGCAGTTACAATAACACTATGAAACCAACCTTCATCTAACGTCTTTAAACAAGCGGCCAATGTTCTGTCACAATCAGCATCAACTGTTGTTTTATCTGTTATCTGTGAAACATCCGTCAAGTCTTTTCCTAAAAACTGTCTGGTTGCACAAGCATATGCTTGAAGACTTTCCGCTAAGGCTGTAACCTCAGAACCAGCTCCAGAACCCATTGTTGGAGCTTCATTTACTTTCGATGGAATTGCAGGCATTTAATACTCCTTTGAGATAGTATTTATCTAATGATTTGAATGTCCTTTCCAGATGTCCAGACTTCCAACTCTGTTCTTACTCTGCCTTCAGATTTCAATGTCTCATAACGATTGGTGGCTTTGTTTTTCCACCATTGTACAATGTTCTCCAATTCAAACTTGTCGTAGTTTTCATCTTTGACTAATACGTCCGTTTTACCATTAACAACATCAATAAAGTTTTTAAAACCATAGTTGGATATATAGTAACGTTTCTGTTCTGTCAAAGACTTGGCATTATCTATCACTTGGTTGAATTTGTCAAGTTCTGGTGTACCCTTCAATGCACTTTTAACCAAAGAAATAATCTTCATGCTAATCTTTAGTTTCTTGCTTGATGCATCATCATCTACAATTTTACCCACACGTTCTTGTACATAATCACGTAGGTCTGCATATGGTTTTCCATGCATCATTGGTAAGAAGTCACTTTCTGTTTCACCTTTATGGCGAATGTAAGGCTTCATGCCATCATATTGTGAGGATGATTTGGTAGAACCATAAAGACTTGTTGTTTCAAAAAGACACAGGTTCATATTGTACTTCTTGTTGACAATTTCACGGACTGTATGGGAACAACAGATTGCGGCCAAGAGTTTACCACCAAGATAATTATAACCAAATGGCTGTGTAGGAACAATCACAAAGCCCATCATTGCAGTATTGTTGAATGCTTTACCACCTTCTGGAGTCTGTGTAAAGACTTGTCCTAGCATTGCATTTCTAGGTTTGCAGTTGATTACAGGTGAACCTAAACGAATGAATCCTAAGAACTTACCAGTGTTCTTTTCTTTTACAGCCAGATGAATACTACGACCAACAGGTCTGATATTGATATGAGATGAAGTGATGTTTAATAGTGATTCCCAAGTATCATTGGCAACAGTAGTGACTTCAATATCCATATCATTAGGACACATTGAAAAATCTGAGAAAAGGTCATCTTCTGGTGAAAAGAGAGGATTTGAAGGCATCTCTGCAAGAGAAGCCAACTTTTGGTCCCGCATATATTCATCAATACGGTTGAAGTTACCGAAATAGTCTTCAAATACTTTGGCACAATGAATAGCCTCCTCTTTAGTTAAATTCATATTTTAAATCCATCAAATGATTTCTTATTTAGCTTGTTCGGTATTTGTACCGAACCAACATCAACCAATCCTTCTTGGCCTGATTGTTCCACATCATACAGTTTCATCTTTGCTCTGTCAATACCAATCGTGAATCTTTTATAATATGTTGGATCATTATAACGATTCTTCAACTGCTTGACCATGATTTGGCCCATCTCTTCTAGTTCTTCAGAGCTGATTAGGGCAAACATCAAGTCGGCGGTAGCGGGCAAACCAAAACTCTCACTTGTGTCTTCGAGTCCTGGATCGGAAGATGAAAAACCTGACCTTGTGGTCTGAGTTGCAGAAACAATTGGGACTCCGTACTCAACGGCAAGTCCTCGCAACTCTTCTGCAATTGACTTAACATAAGTGTATGAATTGACATTTGCTCCTGCCTTAATTCTAGAACTGCAACATATGTTAAGATAATCAACAAAAATAATATCAGGCCGAAAGCTCTTTTTAAGATAGAGTTCATTTAGTAAAGTCCTAAAGTGTGTTGTAGAAGCTGAAGCGGTAGGATATTCTTTGATGATTAGTTTGCCTGTCGTTTTAGCTTTCACTTTTTCGACCTTCTTATCATACATTTCCTTAGATAGACTCACCAAATCATCCAAAGATACATTCAATAGGTTTGCATCTATTCTTTCCGCAATACGTTCTTCAGCCATTTCCATAGTGATATAAAGAACGTTTCGACCCAACGACATAACTCCAGCGGCACAATGACACATAAAAAGTGACTTACCGACACCAGTACCAGCAAGAGCAATGTTAAGAGTTTTAGCAGGAAGACCACCTTTTGTAATCTTGTTAAAGAAATCCAAGTCGAATGGAATTCGCTCTTCATGTCTGTGGTAAAACTCATAACGCTCATCACTATTCTCCAAATAATCGTGGCCTACAGATGTATCAAAACTTATTGCCAAAGCGTCTGATAGTATCTTGGGAATCTGACCTTTCTCATGGGTTTTGTCTTTTCCTTCGAGTATAGAAATAGACCCCAATACTGCATTGTAGATAGCCTTTTCTTGTACAAAGGACTCCGTTTTGTCAACAAGCCATTGAATCTTGGATTCTTCTTGCTTAGTTGAAACAATCTCTTTAAGATACGATTCGGATTTCTCCACTTCGTCATTTGTGAGATTTCGTTTCTCTTTGATGGCCAATTCAATTGCTTCAATCGATGGTGGAGAATTGTAAGCGTTCGTAAATGTATTAATTTCATTGAATATTAATCTTTCGGTTCTATCTGTGAAATATTCATCCTTTAAAAACGGAAGAACCTTTCTTAGGTATTCCTCCGAGTAAATTAAGTTCCTCAATATCGTCTGTTCTATTTTCATCAATCATATCCTCATCTAGATTGGCAGTCATCAACTCTACCAATAAGTCGCCTGCATAATGTTTAAACTCTGGATCTTTTTCCAGTTTCTTTGGCTTCATCAGAGGTGATTCTAACACATAAAAAGCAAATTGTAAACGGGTCTGTTCAACTTCTTCCTTAAAAGATACCTTCCCGTACTTGAAGACGGTATCTTTGTATGTTCCAGACAACACTTTGATGTGTGTTATGTCTGCTTCATCCTTGGGATAGATGAAACAAAAATCAATACCTTCTACCATCATTCTTCCAATTGCATGATATCACCAGTGGTGATACTGTATTTGTTTGCAACAAAATTCAAGAATGTTTGGTCAGCCAAAATAGATGTCCAAAAATCTTTGGTGTCTGTGTCTTTGATACGATATTTCTTCTCTTCAACTTCACCAGTTGCGGAATTTACTTTAGAATACCATCCATTACTAGGCTTAATAACGTGACCAGATTCCACAGCAATATCAAGCAAGCCACTCCACTTACTAATACCACCGTCAAACGAGACAGTAACAGGTATTTTTGATTTCTCTTTAACATATCGACTCTTTTCTACATTGATGATGAAATGGTAACCAACAATTTCAGTACCTTCTTTTTCTTGTTGACGACCTAGAATGAAGATGTTATCAGCAGAGTAATAAGAACCTGTACCACCACCAACGATATCTTTAGGAAACATTCCTATTTCTTTGTATGTATGGTTGACTACAATCATTGGAATATCTTTCAACGATAAGTGTGGTGTTACCATACGAAACAAACTCTTCACTTGTTTAGCACGGGACATATCAGCAACTGATTTCTCTGACAAGGCATCTTCAACTTCTTTCTTTGAAGCCAAATTACCAATTGAATCGATGACGATAATCAAATGTTCGCCACGTTCCAATTCAGTTAACTGCTTCATAATATCAAACTTTAATTGTTCAATATCAGTAAGCGGAGTGTGAAGCACCCGATTAGTGTCAATACCAAAAGAGTCAAAATAGGACTGGGGAGTACCAAACTCAGAATCATAAAAAAGTAAAGCAGCGTCTTCATATTTGTCCAAATAAGATTTGGCCATCAATAGAGAAAAAGCAGTCTTAAAATGTTTGGATGGACCTGCCCACATTGTAAGACCTGGTGTTAAACCACCATCCAACTTTCCAGATAACGCAACGTTAATCATTGGTACTGCTGTTGGTATCATATCCTTGTCTGTAAAGAATTTTGATTTCGATAGAATTGCAGAATCTTTGATGCTGCTGTTCTTTTTGATTTTATCTAATATACTCATTTCATTCCTTTGTTAAATATTGTCATGTCTATTATCTATCCATGGTCACGAGAAGAAATCTTCCAGAGAACTAACCTTTTCAGTTGACCAACCCATACAGTCCAAGATGACCTTGATTGGCTCAAGAAAGGTCTTTTCGAATTGTGTATCATAATCGATATACCTTGAAATGTCAAACTCTTTAGGCAATCTTGCCGGATAAGAGATGACAGTATCTTTGAATGGGTTTGGCATCCGCAGATAAGAGAATTTAATCTTCTCACCTTCCTGAATCAATGGATACTTCTTGGTTAGTCCCATTTGGTTTAGATGATGATTGTATAGTATGGCGCCTTTGACATGAATAGGAGTTCCAAGTTTATACAACTGTAACGAATCGGCATACTTAGCAAGTCCGTTGATACCACGTGGAAAAGATATGTCTTCTGGTGGTAGACTGCTAAAATACGTTTTGAACTCGGCAATAAACTTGTGCATGTCTTCTTCAGTTCCAGAAATCATAATTTTGATTGATTCTTTCATCTTGCTACGAACAGCTGCAGGTGTAGATGACTTAATCATTTCCAGACCCATGACTTTTAAGTCTGGTTCATGGTAACGAACACCTTCATTATCATACACATTCATGATGTATCGTTTCTTGGCCGTCCAGATACCTTTGTCTGCAAGTGCTTCACGTTTCATCTGCATCTTTTGTGCATAAGCATGTACATAATCCGCAAGCTCTTGGTATGATTTACTAATGTAAGGTTCAATCTTAGATTTGCAAACACGGTCCATGAAATCAATAATCTTCTCAGTTGGTACACTAACTTTACCATCTACCCCATAAACTTTATTGACCAAAGGACCAAGTTTTAGGTAAATCGAATCGGTATCAGATGCAATTACATAGTCAACATTTTTTGTTTCCAATAGCTTGTTCATGTACTCATTGAGTTTGGCTTCTATCCACCTAATACTAAATTGACCAGCTGTCGTGACACCCAAAGCCATCCTAAGGTCATAAAAACGAAAATATTGAGAGCCAAGAGCACCGTAAGCAGAATTAAGAGAAACTTTCTTAGCCAATTGTAGGTTGTTGTATCTTGCAATACGCTTTTCAATTTCATACTTCTTGGATTCATCTCGTTCATTTTCATACTCCTGTTTGGCTTGGAGATACAACTTTTTAAATTTCTTCCTATCTTCATACATTTCTTCCATCATAGCAGGCAAGAAACCTTGTTTGTCGGTACGAAAGAATTGA